AGAAGCATCATCAAATAGACCTCTACCATAGCTCTTCATAGCATCAGCATCTGCTCGTGCTGCTCCAGCTCCCTCACCAAGATTAAAGGACTCTCCCATAAACATATCACGTAGCTTCATCAGCTCTGGAGATAAGTTATAACTACCTGTTTTGTTTACCTTATCAAAAGAGGCATCACCAAAGTAAGATCCACTAACAGACCAGGGATCAAACACTGCTTTGTCAGCAGCTTCACGGTAACGTGCATCCGCTTTCTTTGCTGCACTTGTTGTTCCTGTTAAACTTCCTATTAATTTACCCATCTTTAAATCACCTCTTTTTCGAAAATGTATCCTACTAGTTTAAAATTATACTTCCTAACATATGCCTTATAACTCTTTCTGGTTGTACCACCTAATATCTTCTTACATCCTAACTGCTTTGCTAATTCATTCATATACTTATCCCAGTATACACCATCACCATAGACGTTAATACAAACAAAGTGTTCTCCGTCTACCTTCCAACTCATGAAACCATGTTCATTATCTATTAAGTTAGTATCATCAAAGTCGCTATTAGCTTTCTCTTTAAATCTTGCTAAATCTTCTGGTGTCATATCCTAAGTTTTATAAATGTAACATAGTGCAAAGTATGGAGGTAAGTTAGCATTAGTTGCTGAGACGCCGTCTGCATTAACAGTAACCCCATGTGTATGCCCAGCATGGGTTCCTATAACAATAGGCTCATAAGTTGCTCCAGATCCAGAAGGTCTACCCTGTCCTCCTCCATCTCCCCAGTCTACATTAGTTTTACCAGAACTTGAGCGTGCCGTATGGGAGTGACTACCCCCTATAGCTGTAGAAGCAGTATGTGTATGAGATACAACTACTGCATCTTTACTACCACCTGTTGCATTAACTGCGTAAGTAGTACCTGAACCTATAACAAATCTATCTCTTAAATCTGGTGATCCACCTGAACCATTACAAAGTATCCATCCTGAAGGGATAGCTGCCTCTGCACCTGACCATATGATAATACCACCTACAGGAAACGAAGCAGCCACTGCTGTTGTTACAAAAGATGTTGTTGCTAATTGTGTCGTATTCGTTAAAGCAGTTGCTGTAGGTCCTGCAGGAACACCAGTTAGTACTGGTGATAAAGTATTAGCCTTACTTGCAACAGCTGTTACTAAGCTATTAAACTCGGTATCAAACTCTGATCCTCTAATAATCTTAGCTGTATCAGCATCTGGTAAAGAATCCTTTGCTAAAAAGTTTGTTGTCTTTGTATAATCAGTCATTATGAATTCTTCCCTATTTTTAAAAATAAATCTATCTTTTGAATACTTACACTCTCATTGTCAATCGTGGCTTTTACTCCAAATGCAAAGGTTTCGCCATGTCCTCCTAAAGGAACCCTAACTTCTTGTACACCAAGTCCTACTGAGGAGTAACTACTTACTGCATATAATGATGTAGCAGAAGCAAACTTAGCATATATACCTGTACCTAAGTCTCGTGATAATACTACTGTTCTAGGGTTAAGGGTATAATCATACCCATACTCAAAGGTAAAGTCTTGTGTACCAGAACCAATAACTAATAACTTAGCCTTCTTTAAGAACTTCTTAGATACTCCACCACCTACATCAGAGAAGGGAGACTTATAAGTAAGTAGATATGTAGCTTGGTTATCTCTATAGCCAGTATACTCTCCTATACCTCCAGGTACTCCTATGTATAACTTCCTTGTTCCAGTTGTTGCAAAGCCAGTAAACATATCTCCATTATCTAAAGACCAAGTAGTTATTCTAGCAGCACCATTAGGTAATTCTGTCCTTAAATCTACGTAGACCATAATCTTAGATGCAGGGAAGGTTAATAAATAGAATGCTTCCTTCTCATAGTAGACTGACTTAATGTTATCAAAGTTAGGTTCAGCTGTCATGTAGTCAACAAGAGTTTCTCTAATGTTTAAAGATAGCTCTCTCAAAGGCATAGACTTCTCTTGTACTGTTCTTTTAAGCGATCTGATACCAGACTTAGATAAATAGATTAAATCCGTACCAGTAGCTTGTATGGAGTCCCTAGACACACATCCTACACCACCTATCGTATCAGCTAATACCATGGTTGAAGGAGTATCAGCTCCTGAATAAATTACTATATTCTCTTTACAGAAGATGATTAAGAATCCATTGTGCTGTGCTAATCCTACTATCTCGTCACTGTTACCTACAACACTACTTATATCTAAGACTCCTGTATCGCCTGTAGTAAAGTTAGCAGGGTCCAGTAAGTCAGACCAGAAGATAGTATGTTTATTTTCTGATAATCCTGCTACCCATGTTCTACCATAAGATGATAACATAGTATCAGGATCAAAGGTAGTTACTCCTGCAGGTATAGTTCCATACCCGTCAGTTCCAATACGTTGCCATATATATGTACTAGCTAATGTTCCTGAGGTAGCCTTTCTATAAACCATTGCTCTATGAGACTTCTGCACTGCAAAACCATTAATGACTCCTAGTCCACCTAGTCCTTCTGATGCTGATACAAACTGCCATCTATTAGCTGTAAAGGTTAATGTTACTGGTGTCTCCTGGTCAGCTATATAGAAAAGAGATGTTGTTAATGTTGTAGTCCCTGTATATAACTTTAAGTTACCTGCTGAAAATTCAACAATACCACCTGCAGTAGTTCTAAACTCATAAAGAGATTCTATATTCTTAGTAGAAGTTAAATCTCCTGGTACTGTAGTAAGTAGATTATAGCCTTGTCTACTACCTAGTCTACCATATTGATCAATAATACAGTTGTTAGCTTTACTAGCATAGCCACTATCTAATCCTACCTTAGCATCCTGAGTATTTAAACCAAGGAATCCTGGAGAGAGTAAGCTAATCGGCTGTAATTGTCCTGCCACTATACAGCCTGCCAGATAGTTTCATAAGGTTTCTGACCTGCTTCAATAGCAATGTAATCAGAAAGAAGTCTTTGATACCTCATCTCTTGGTCCTGCATTCCCCCGTCTTCCCCTCTTTCACTAATAGCCCTAGCGATTGTTCCTTCTATAATTAACTGAGCAGGAACTAATGATGATTCATCAGGTAATAGTAAGTCCTCTTGAGGTAATACCACATTAATCCTAATGGTATATTCCTTATCAGGTATAGGGTAAAGATCAACTTGAGAGTCACCAGCAGAGTCTACTCCGTTAAAAGCATAGTACTGTGGTGCACCTTTTGTTGTTACTTCAGAGAAACCAAAGGCTTCATCCATCCATTCAGTAGGTCTTAGAAACATCCATGACTTTGTTGAAGCATTATAAGCATCAAGAACTCTAAAGCGTGTGCCAGAACCAGTAAGTGCCCAGTTAAACAGACCATCTACAGTAGTTACAGTATAAGTATATCTTAGAACTTTCCAGTTCCATGAGTTTTCTATTTCATTCTTAGTTACATTAACAAGATCAGAAATTAAGGATGAGTACTCATTCTCAGCTAGAGAAGATACCTGCTCTTCTCTGAGTCTAACTAATACTTTGTTTACTATTTCAAGATATGTCATTGTTTATCCTTAGTTACCATTTAACTTTATCTGCCCAATAAGCAGCACTTGTCTTTCCTTTTGCTATATTTTTACGGTGTCTTGCTTTAAATGATTTACGTTTAGCTTTCATTTTATCTGATTCTCCTGATTTAGGAGCACCTGCAGTAGAAGCTCCTGCCTCTCCAAATCTAATCATTCTATCTTTGCCACCATCTTTAATAAGAACTACATGAGACTTTTTACCTTTAGTAGATCTTTTAGGTTTATTATAACCTGCAAATGTTTCACCTCTATAATCTATACTCATTAATAACCCAGGCTCATACTTTTTTTAGCTACCTTTTTAACTTTATCTTTGCTTTTACTTTTAGTATGACTATACCCTTTTGCTTTTAACTCAAGATGTCTTTTCTTAGTAGTTACCATTACTCCTTTTCCTGCTTTACTATACATCATATGTGGTAATTTCATGTAGTTTTCCTTTTTTTCTTATCTGATTCTTTCTTTAAGTTAGCACTAGCAGATTGTTTCTTTAAGTTACTCATTCTGTTGTCCATTGCATTATCATTCTTATGTGAAGCATGTCTTGGATCACCTGTCTTAAGACCTAGTTTAGTTCTTGCTGCATTACGTGATGCTCGTTGCTTAACTCTCTTCTTCTTATTCTTCTTTTCCCAAGCGAGTTCTTTATCGTAATCTCTCTTACCCTTAGTCATGTATGGCATTATTTAGTTAATCCTTTCATCTTCTCGAATGTTCTCATAGAACCTAATCCTAATAAACCCATTAGTACCGTCATTAAACTACTCATATCAAAGACAGGTAACTCTGGTATTACTGTTCCTGACCAAGCAGCTAAGAACATAATAAGAGGGACACCAACAAAGTGCCAAGCCATTGCTACTCCACATACCCATCCTATGAATGGTCGCCATCCTGCTACCCATACGGTTCTATGAGCTGCTTCTATTTTATTAGTATCTGCCTGTGCTAGGTTGAGTTGTGTTGCATTAGCAATAAGCTCTGCCTCTATAGCTTGTTTTGCTTTACTTGCACCATTCTTGTCTGGGATAACTCTATCAATCACAGTGGAGATTAGTGGTAATAGTATGTTTAGCATTTAGTAAGACCATCCATATAATAGACAAGCAATAATAGGAGTAATAGGTAATGCTACTAGTAATGCTAAAGACCAGACAACTGGTTTTCCTAATAGTCTAGCTAGGTAACTCATATTTTCCATCCATGTGATACAGACCACAGATAAACTAAAGCAACTAAAGCCATAGCAAGTATTCCCCTAACTGATAGTTTACCAAACTCAGCAAACTTTTCATTAAGCCATTCACTTAAGCCTTCTTTAATAGCTTTCTTATGTTCCTCTGGAGTCATGTTTAGCATCCCTTACATTGACACTCTTTGCATTTACATTCTTTACATTTACACATAGTCACTCCCTCTTTGATTGTCATTATAAAGATTCCACATCTACACCAATAAACCATTTCTTTGGCATAGGAATCACTTGGTTCTGAACATCATCAGGAAAGGCTACATATATATGAGTATCCCCTAATTTAGTATTCCAGCAACCTGTATGCGTATTACCATTCTCTGTAGCAATCACTTCATAGGGCATGTTAAGTAGTACTGGGAATGAGCAAGGCTTCTCTGTTAGTGTTACTGTGCCTACATCCGTTGTCATGACCATAATATCAGGAAGGTCTGTTTCTGCTGATACCTGTGTGTAACTAAAGGCAAAGATTAGAGATACTGCTAACAGTGTTTTAGTTAGGCGGTCCATGACTGGGTTCCCATCACCTCTATAAGTGCTACAACATCCACACTTGCTGTAATTGCAGCTTCTAATCTCTCCAGCAGTCGCAGAGGCTGCCACCCCTACGCCAATAGAATTAAATTGTACATTACTTGCTGTAGTAAGACCTGTAGTTATTCCTGTACCACCAATAGAAACGGGAACAGCACCTGTAAGTTTGCTAGAAGACATAGTGGCAATTTTTGCATCAGTTACATTAGCATCTAATATTTTAGCTGTGGTAACAGCATCATCTGCCATATCAGCAGTAACAATAACTCCATCTTGTACTAGGCTTACTCCAGTTGTTCCATTTATATTAACTGACATTTATACTACCCCCTTTGGATACTTTGCTTTTACTGCTTGGCAGTCAGCTATGTATTTATCTATTTGAACTTGGTCGCCTTTCACAATACCATCTAGGTAATCTGTCATTGGAGGGTATTCAGATACTCTTTTAGCAACGTAGGCTTGTGAAGTTACAAAGGTATTATATTCAGCAGTCCATATGTCTTGGTCAGCTTGTGTAGGTATACCATTAGGGAAGTCTGTTATAACTCCATCACTTGTTGACATACCAGCTTGGTTGTTGAATTTCCAACCTATTACTGCTCCTATGTTACTCATGCTGTGTACTCCGTAATTGTTATGGATGATGCTAATACTCCACCATGGAATCGTGTGCCACCACGACCATTAAAGGTTGTTGTGCCTGCGTCTACACACCCTATGCGAACCGTAAAAGTCTGCACTGCTGTGTCTCCAGCGGTTTGATTATGTACAATCCCAGCGTGTTGAGATAGAGCTCCCGCAGAGGGTGATTGAAGCATCGATGCGATAGCATTAGCTCCTGCGTCCTTGAAAAGAGCAATCGCAGTATGTTGCGGTGCACTAGTTGTGTACATAACCACCACAGATATTAAGAGTATGCTTGTTGCGTCTGTTGGGGTAATTGCCAAACTCATATACTCATTCCCCTCCGTTATTTGAGGGATAGTATCGTCATTCGGTGTAACAGTCGTACCAGTAGCCACAGCACCAGTCTGGAACTTAACTATCTGCAACACCTTACCACCACTAATCCCTGTTAAAGCACTACCATCTATTGCTGGTAAAGCTCCACTTAATTTAGACGAAAGTAATGTGCTATTCTCATCATGTAGTGTCCCTGTACTTGCAGGTAAAGTTAATGTATTAGTAACAGCATCTGTAGATTGTAAGGTAGTGCTTCCACTTGTAGCACCC